CAATAAGTGGATATAACTGTAAAAATAAATGGTTTCTGTGCATCAGGTAATCATATCCAATTGTCAGCTACTGTTGCAGGAAAGAGCAGGGATTTTACTTTAAATAAATCCGACTTTCAACTTGAGCCGGAAGACTATGAAATAGCACTTATCATTATACTTAAAAACTTCGTTAAAGAGTCTGGGCTTGCAAGTTGGACTCAAATAAAAACAGCTATAGAAGGGAAGACCTTTAAACTCTAATGGCACAACAACCTTTACTTGGATATACTTATTTTCCGATTTTGTGGCCTGGAATTAATGCAGGTATAGCTAATCAGACAGCCATATTTGTATTAGATGCTACAGGTGAAAAAGCCAGTACAATATTTCAAATACCCGCTGATGGAAATATAACTAAATTAGGGTTCAGAACAGCAACAGTTACAACCGGGGACACTCTGAAGATTGGCCTGTATACAGTAGACGCCTCTGGAGACCCGACTGCTACTGCTTATAAAGGCATGGTAGCAGGTACTCAGGTGGTTGCAAGTGCAGATGATAACACCTATTTTAATGTTACTCTGGGTACTCAGGCAACAAGTGTGGTTAAGGGTGATATAGTAGCTTTGGTTATAGAATATAATTCTTATGTTGCTGGGAATATGGTTATAACAGGGCTTAAGTCTACAGGTAGCGAGTTGTTAGGTTTTCCTTATGGGGATTTATATACAACACTTTGGACTAAACAAAATACTCCGCTTTTTGCTACTATTGAATATACTGGTGGGGTTTATTATCCTACTTTAGGTATATTACCAGTTGCTTCTGGAGGGGCAAGTAGTATTGTCTATAACCTTGATACAGCAACCTTTGATGAGTATGGTATTCATATAAATATACCTGTACCGGCAAGAGTTGTTGGAATATGGGTAGTCCTTGCTATAGCAGCAGGTGCAGATTTTGAGGCCATTCTTTATGAGGGGACTACTGCCTTAAAAACTGTTACCTATGATGGGGATATGGCGGTCACTACAGGGGCAAGACAATTTTTTCTTTTCTTTCCAACTACCCAGGACTTAATAGCCAATACTAATTATTATATTGCTATCAGACCAACTACTGCTAACAATGTAACTTTTTATTACTTTACTGCTCCTTCAGTAGCGGCAGCAGCACAATTTCACGGTGGTGCTGGGGCTTATAGAGTTAAACGGTTAAATCAGGGTGCGTGGACTACTTCTGAGACAACCATTATAGGCCAGATGGGAATTATACTTGATGCTTTTAGTGATGGTGTAGGTGGCAGTGGCGGTGGGATGCCTATTTTACGTGGTTCTGTGGTAGGGGGATAAAATGTACTTAGGTGAGTATAGAATTGATGATTATGTAACACTAATAGCCACTACACACAGATTTAGTTCTGGTGCTGCTTATGCGCCAACTGCTATTACTTATAGAGTGTATGAAGATGCAACAGATGTAGAAATCGTGGCAGATACTGCTATGACTAATTTTGATACTGAAACAGGATTTTATCTTAACAGGATACAATGCACAGCAGCATTAGGGTACGAAGCAGGAAAGACTTACACGGCCTTGATTAAGGCTACTGTGGATAGTGTAGCTGCAATTACTGCTTATACTTGGAGAATATTAACTCCTCCGGTTAATGTAACTCAAGTAGCAGGTACTGCTCAAACAGCAGGTGACCTTGCTGCAATGATAACGACTGTAGATGACTTTGTAGATACAGAAATTACTGCAATCAAGACAAAGACCGACTTCCTTCCATCTGTCACAGCAGGTGCAGCCGGTGGTCTTATGATAGCGGGTTCAAATGCAGCAACTACTTTTGCAACCTTGACAGTGACCGGAGCTTCTATATTTACTGGTAATGTTTCCTATGCGGCAGGGATAACTATTACCCAATCAACAGTTAATGGGCATGGTATTTCCATAACTGGAAATGGGATAGGACACGGAGTTAAATTTATTGGTGGAGATACAGGGTCAGGAGCACATTTTGTTGGTGGTGCTACATCTGGTCACGCTGTTAATACTGAAGCAGCATCTGGCTATTCTGGTTTTAATGGTGTGGGTGTTGGTGGTGGGTATGGGTTTAGGGGTTCAATGGAGTTTCTACCCGCAGCGCTTATAGGTGGCCGGATAAATGCGGACGCTACTGCAATATCCGGTGACTCTGTTGCAGCAGATAGATTAGAGACAATGTTGGATGGAACAGGTGGAAATACTTTGAGTGCTGCTATTACAGGTAACATTACAGGCAATCTATCTGGTTCAGTGGGAAGTGTGACTGGGGCGGTTGGGTCTGTAACTGGCGATGTGGGTGGAAATGTTACGGGTTCAGTGGGTTCAATAGCATCGAATGGTATAAATAATAATTCTCTTCATTCTAATGCTTGCTCTAAAATTACAGATTCAGGCATTCAAAGAGGAGCATCAAATTGGGAAAATAATAGCGATGACCGCTCTCTGGGTTGGGCTATATCCAAATTGGTTAATAAAATTGATCTTAATGCTGCTGGAGATACTTTAACAATCAGGAAATCAAATGATTCAACAGCATTATTTACGCAATCGGTCACTACGTCAGGCGGGGCAGCGCCAGTGGTTTCATTGGATACTGCATAAGGAGATTTATGTTCTGGATAATTGATAAATTGATTACTTGGTTCTATCCTGATCTTATCCTGATCCCAAAAGATCAATTTCCTATTTCTGAAATAGCTTCCATTAATGAGGACAATGATAATATTAAAACCTTAATTGATGATCAATTATATGGTAAGGTTTTATCATTGGTTAGAAATATAGAATCATCAGGCAGTCTTGGACAATATAAAAGGATTAATGTTATAACAGCAATCAAAGCAGAATGTCGCAAACTTGATTTACCTGAATGGCCGGAACGTGATATTAATCTTGCAATAGAAATTGCGATAAGGGAATTATGAGAGACATAATGGTATTATCGGGTGTCTGGTATTCGGGGGCATTGCAGGCAGAAGCTCCTATACCTACACTTCCACCAACATTATTATTAATGAAAGTTGGTTATTCAATCTTGATAGGATTATCATATGGCATTACGAAATGGATTTACTCATTCATACACTCTGGCTAAGTCAGGGGTGGATTTCTGGCATGCCCTAAAAGATGTGCCTAAAGAAAATTCTCCCCACATGAAGAATTGCTATTATCGTGATGGCATTATTCAGCGCCTTGGTATGTCTAAACTCACATCGAATCAGGTTGCTACATCTAAGGCGATTACGGCTTTACATCGTTTCTATTACGGTATAAATTCAAAGCAACTCATTGCTGCTGCCGGAACTGTAGTCAAAGCATATAATACCGGAACATCCGATTGGGACAATATACAAACAGGTTTAACTGATGGGGCGCAAGTAACATTCCAGACTTGGGGACCTAAAGATGCTGTGTATACCGCTAACGGCAATGAGCAGTCCTTTAAGTGGAACGGTACGACTAAGACCCAACTAACTGCCTTACCATCCGGGATAAGGCAATTCCTGCCCCTGTTGGATCGTATGCTCTGGATAGATACTACAGATCCATCTTTCATCCGGTATACTGCCGCCTATGATGATACGGTGGTTGAGTCGGCACAGAATGCCCTAAAGGTTCCGGGGCCGGGCCGGATAGAGGGTATGGCATATCATGGCCTTAAAACCGATACGGGTTTTGCAACTCGATGTGTAATTTCTAAGGCTGATTCGGTGTGGTTATTATCAGCCAATGATTTAACACCTGCTTCCATAGATGCAAGACTTGATGTGATATCCCCCATAGTCGGATGTGTGGCATGGAGAACGATACAATTTACTCCTATCGGGACAATATTTTTAAGTACGGATAGACAGGTTTATTTGATCACGTTCGATGGTTCCGTAATCCCTATAGGCTCTAATATCTTCTCTAATCGGCCTGAAGTAAATGGGCTTGAAGATATATCCTCTTCCGGGAATACTTTGCCTTGGGCAGTTTACCATAACGGACTCTATAAACTATATATTCCAGCGGCATCCGGGACTTATTGCACGGTGAGCTTTTGGCTTGATTGCACCAGGTTCCATCAGCATCCACGTTCAGGTATGTATGGCCCCTGGTATGGTCCTATGATGGGTCAGGTCCTGTCTCATGGAGTAGTTCAGAATGGTTCAGGTGATGATGGCGCTTTGATGGTAGGCGAGGCTAATGCGACCACTGGAGGCTATGTCTATCAGGCAGATAATACCAATGCTGATGATGGGACGGCAATAAGCATGATTT